TATCTGATATTATCCCCTCCACATTGAATGATAAGGGCTGAATAACTATGTTGTCTGCAACATCTGCACCGCTCTCTACTGGATTGGTCGTTATATCTGCATCTGTCTGCACGCTCTCGCTAACAAGTGCATCAAAAGTTATCTGCCCTATCCCTGACTTTGTAGGGAAAAATAGCGATGCTAGACTCATCTCTCAACTCCTGTTTTTAAGTTGTTAAGCGTCTTTTTATTTAAGTCTCTAAACCAGCTATCCATTTGACCTTTTATGCTTTGCGCTATCTGCTTTCCATCGCCACCGTTTGAGTTCACAGTAATATTCGCCTCAAAGGTTGCACTTGATGTCATGCTGTTCCTTGTTGAGATTGCAGCAGCTTGTGCCGGTGTTGTTATATAGCTGTTCGGTGTTGCAAATCCTCCGCTGTCATTTGGAATAATGTAGTCTTTTATTGACTCGAACATACTTTTAAAGTCTTCACCTACTGCGTCATAAGTGTCTGCGAGTGGGTTTTTTATTGTAAAGTCTGTTCCTGCTATTTTATCAATGAGCCCTAGAACTTGATTTAGCGGAGTTATCATAAAGTCTATAATATGCTTTCCTATTGATTTTACATAGATAATAAAACCGTCAAACGCTTTATCTCCGCTTGTAAATACTAATTCCCACCCATCACTAACTTGTTTTAAAATTTGTCTTAAAGCCTCAAGTGAAATAGCTACCCATTTGTGTTTCTTAGCCATATCGCCAAACCAACTGTCCTGCTTGTCATAGTATTTTTGCAGGTCTTCTACCAAAAGAAAAAGCGCTACACCTATCGCTGCAACTAATAGCGGTATCATTAATGCCCTTGCATTGAGTGCCATAAAAGCAGCCCCAAGTGAAAGTATAACTATCTTCCAGCCACCCATAGCCTTAGCAAGTGAATTTACAACGCTCCATACCCTCTTTGCTATTCTCCATGTAGCACGAAGAGCAGATGATAGCTTATCAACAAACTCAGTTACATTCTGCTCTATAAGCTTTTTATTGTTTTTGTACCATTGCGTGAAAGACTCCATCATTTCAGTAATAGCTGGCATTGCTTTTGCTGTTATCATGTTGTTTAGTCCATCAACGACTTTTCCTACTCGAAGTAGGCTATCATTAAAATCAGCTGCATTTTGCACATCTTTTTGTGTTAAAAAATATCCAAGCTCTTTCGCCTCTCTTTTTTGTCGATTAAGCTCTGCCATTCCTTGATTTAGTGTCAGGAGAAGATTTGATGAAACGCCAAGGTTGTTCAAAAACTCTATCTTTTGACTCGTGTCTTTCATGCGTGATATTCTGTCGCTTAACTCCATCATAAGTGTAGATGAGTCTTTAATGCGTCCGTTTGCGTCTGTTACGCTAATGCCAAGCATTGCAAATGTCTCAACACCTCCACCTATCCCGCGAGCTGCCTGAGATGCTGTTTTAGACAAATTCTCAAGAGATGATGCCATCTCACCTGCAGAAGCTCCACCGATTTCGGCTGCATAAGTTAAAGATTGCAACTCTTCTGCGCTAATCCCTAGCATTTGAGCCTGCTTGCCTATCTTGTCGTTATTCTCTGCAACATTCTCAGTCAGTTTGAACATTGCACCGGCATAGGCTGTTGCCACTGCTGCTGCACCTGCTAAAATCTTAGTGGCATTTCCTATGCCTTTTTCAAACTTTTGCAGGTCTTTGTCGTCAAATTCAAACCCAAGTTTTGCTAGTAACTCTTCAACTATCATCTTTTACTCTTCCCTTGCTGCCAAATATTCAGCTTCTACTTGCAGGCTTATTGCTTCATTCATGAGATAGACATCATGCAGATCATAAGTTCCGTCATTAAGTTCTCTCCATGTGCAATAGCCTTTCATAATTGGAGTCCATAGAAACAAGTCTATGTTTAAGTCTCTTTTATCTTCTTCACCTATTGGAGTGATAAACTCGACTTGATTGAGTCTAAAGACTTTCCCAGGTTTACCTTAAGAACGAACATTGCTAGTTTATAGATGTCAAAAATATCATCTTTTAAGTGTGCGTCGATGTTCAGCTTGATTTTTACCTCTTCACCCTCTGCACTACCAATAAGATAAACATTTTTTGAAAGAAGATCCATTACAAAGTTAAACACATCCTCATCATCTGTCTTTGCAATAAACTTTCCAATTGCATCGAAAATCTTTTGTGAGTCTTGCCCTTTTATGTTTTTAATATCTACGCCTTGAAGTCCGTCAAGGATACCGCTGCCAAGAATTTTAATTACTCTAAGTTGAAGTTTGAAAGCCTGAGTAGCTGTGAGTTTTTCAACTCCAAAAGTTTTTCCAGATAGTTCGATTTTTTCCATGTATAAATCCTTGTTTATTATGGAAAATTGTAACAGTTATTTTGTGGTTGATTTTACGTTGAAGATTTTGTAATAGCCCGAAGATGGGCTATTATTGCTAAGGAGTAAAGATAGGTATTTCTCTGTCGCCTGTGAATTCAAATTCAATATCGTTCTGACCAGCGCCCCTTACAATGGTTGGTTGTTTACTAATGAATGCTTTTGGAATTTTTATACTTTCTCCTGCTTCAAAGTCATCAATCTGAAACGGAAGAACAACGGTACCTGTTGATCTGTCAAGTAAGTGTAGATTTTGCAAGAATGCAACACTTTTTGATGTTTGCTGTAGTTTTACCTTAATTGTAACACTCTCATCATTTATCATTGCTCTTGTCACTTCACCTTTTGCGCCAACATATGTTTTGAAAGATTCAGAATTCGCTTCAACAGTGATTGCGTCATCTCCCTCCGCAAACCCAGTTATCTCGTGTGTTCCAAATACTGCATTTAGATTTTTAAAAGAATATGTTTTCATCTATCTCCCCCTACACTTTAACTTTTCCGCGAACAACAACACCGGCAATAGCACCTGCTAAATCTGCCGTGAAGTCCACATTACGAAGTATTCTGTTGTCTCTATCTTCAACAGATGTATCAGAACGCTTAGGAACTGAAATCTCAATACTTTTATCAACAAGGATATTCGTTGCAACACCATACTTTTCTAGCGCATCGCTCAATCTTGTTTTAACCATAGTAATACCGGCATTTGTGTACGGTACTTTTGAACCCTCATTTGCTTTTTCAAGAAGTAAGCTTAACATCTGCTCGGTAGTTCTTGAAGTCAAGAAGTCAATAGAACGAATAATGTCGAACCACTCACCCTGTCTGTCAAGGTTTCTGCCACCTGTCATAACGCCTGGATAAACAAACTCAGCACCAAGTGAAGCAACTACAGTATTTCCATTTTTTTGGAAAAGATTGTCTTTTTGTACTTCTGTGATGTTCGCCGGTGGAATGTAATCTGCACCTGCGCTTGTATCTGCAAGTTTATGATACGCCATTTGAGAACTACCAGGCTGTAATGGAAGATATTTACCCATCAATGACCATGCTGGATATTTAGTAACATCATCGTGATAAACGATCATAGGGCGCTTGTAGCCCATTGTATCTTTAGCTTTTAATACAGCCAAAATATCAGTGGTTGAGTCTAATGCTAAGCAGTTCGCATCGTTATTATCAATAACGGCAACTTTTGGTAGCTGCTCAATGTATGTCGCCATAGCCTCAATATCTGCAACTGTTCCACGAATTGAAGCAGTGATACCAAGTGCATACCAATCATCGTTTACCGCTCTAATTGCGTCCAGTGCAGCTTCAACTGTCTCTGAATTTTCTTTATCCCAACACCCAATCCATAGCTTTGTCGGAAATGTCTTGTTGTTTGGATCTTGATTAAAAAATGCTCGTGCTGCATTGTACTCATCTGTACCTGCAACAAAGTCAAGCTCAACAGCAGATAGTGAAAGATACTCTTTTGCTCTTACAGCAGTTGTAATAACCGATGTATTGTCAGTAAGCAAAAGAGGAACACCAAAACCTGCAGCAGTTACAAGTGCTGTCTCTTTAGAGATTGATACATCAATAAATCTCTTAACACCTTGTGCCATGTTTTCCCCTTTTAAATTTCATAGTCAGAGCCAAAACCGCTACCGGAAATATTCTCAATAGCTTCAACATTCTCGCTCGTCTTGTCAATGTAGTAGAAAAAGAAGTCGCATTGTCTCCTCTCCTCATACACACCTTTGATTGGCATAGATAGATCTCGTATTGCACTTTGATTTATCACGCCTATCTCTTTTTCGTTAAAAAAGTCATTTGCCCATACAGTATCAAGGCTAGCTATGAGTTGAACCATAGTGCCTATTGCGTTTCCACGATAGACATCAATGCTTAGCATTATCTCGTATAAACCACTCTGTATGACATTAACAGTATTGAGTGGAGCAGGCAGATACTCCATTTCATATTCGCTTACTTTGCGAACATTCATTATTTGGAGTCCTACATACTGTTCCTTTGGTCGTGGTCCTCTATCTTTAAGATTGATTACATGACCTTGGTCTAAGTCTGTAGCTGTTCTTGCCCACTCTTTAAAGTTGTTTATAAGTGTAATATTATCCATCTTCTCTCACCGCAATAGCTTTATAAAATCCGCCAAGTTTATTCCAATCAGAAACAGTTATTATCCTAAATGTCTCTCCATCTACAATAACTGTATCTGCACTAACTGCATTGACTTCATCTGTAGTTTTAAGAACTTCTGTCGTATGCAATTTTATAAGCTTGTTTGTCCGCTCTCCCTCTGGTACAGTCTGCAGCTCATCACCGTTTACCGGCTGAACAACTGCTTGGATTGTTTTGATTATTGGAGTTCCACCAACCCAATCACCATTTTCATCCCTGTGCCCTTGAGTTGAAGAGTTTAGGACAATATCCTGAGAAAATCTACTTAGAATATGCGCAATACTCATTTTTTCCTTACCTCATGCGTTATGGCTTGTCTAAGCTGTCCGCTGTCAATAAGTGGAGTCGATGAACCTTTTTTCTTGATAGTTGACTGTGAGTTTTCCTGCCAGTCGTTATCTACAAAACTCTCTTTCATCTTGTTCTCCATAAGCGTTCCTACAAGTTCTAATGAAGCATCAGGAGTGCTTTTTAATTCGTACATCTTTTTAGATTGTATCGCTACTAACTTAAAGATGTCCTTTTTTGAATTTTGAATAGGAGTTCTTATAAAACTTCTTGCAGGGATATTTTCTGTGCCAAACTCATTCGTTGCCCCAACTTCGATAACTGTCTTTCCGTCAGGATAACTTCCGCTTCCTTTTGGCAGACCTGCGATAACTTCCATATTTTTTAGAAGCTTTCTTATCTGTTTACCGTAGTTGCCTTTATGGATGATTTTAAACACTTCTGACATTCCCTACCGCGATTTGAGATCGTAATGCTAAGTAAGTCTTGCCGTACTGAGTAGAAGCATAATAGCTATCACTCCCAACAGCCTGTGATGTAGCATAGCTAACAGATACACCATCAACGCTTTCAGACGCAATCTCAGCGCTCGGTGATGAGTCTCCACTTGCCGTCTTGCTTGAAAGTGACAAAAGATGCGCTGTTAAGTATGCAATACCTTGATCGTAAAGCTTGCCCCATGCCGTATCGACAACAAAAGTTTCAGCATCAGATAAAAAAATATCAATTCTTTCATCTGCTTCATTTGCAAATTCAGGAAATCGTGCTTTAATATCCGATGCTGTCATTTTTATTTACCTTTTCCTACTGTCTCTTTTTTTGGAGCAGTCTCTTTTTTAATAAGGCCATCTTTTAGCATTGCTGCAATGATCTTGTTTTTCTCGTCAATTACAACATCCTTTGCGTCACCAGGGACAATCATTACATTGCCCTCTTTAGTGTTAAGATGAATAACTCTTTCACTCGTGTTTCTAATTAGCATAAAAACTCCTTACTTAAATTCCATCTGCATATAAAGCAGACATTGGGTATCTAAACTCGACACCACCTACTGTAAAGTCACCAGGAACAATGAAACCAAGCCCTTTCTCTTGAGGAGCTTTGAAACTTAAAAGTTTTGGCAAGTGAAGCACTACCTTGTCACTGTCATTAGTGTAAGCCATAGCTCTGTCAGTTCCGCCAACTCCTGCACCTGTTAGCTCATTGATAGGAATGATTTTATCAATAGAGTCAATATAAGGAGAGTTGTTTACAACATACTGTGCGATTGTAGTATCGCTGTTTGCCGAACGAGGAGTACCCATGATAAACGACCATTGTTTCGGTGGAAGTGCAAGCGTATCTGGACGCTCTACCATCTTAGTGCTTTCAAAAACAGTAGAGAACATCAAATTGATGTCTTTTAAAATTTCATCAGCAGACTTAGAAGCCCAATCAGAAGTGCCATCAACACCATTTGCAACAGATGAAAGAGGAACATTTACATTATTCAAAAAGCCAGGAAGACCTTTTCTATCATCACCTTTCATTGCTGTAATTTGAACGAGTTGCTCATAACCACGGCGTGCAACACCTGCTTTCATCGCTGGAAGCGGTTTATTTAACGCTGCTGCTTGTTCAAGCTCACGCAATGAGTATTCATACCCTACTGCACCATACTCTACCGGAATAGTAACTTTTTTAGTCGCAATATCTGCAATAGGAACATCAAGTGAATTACTTCCAACAAACTTAGCCATTGCAGCTCCATCCATGTAGAAGTAAGTAATGCTGTCTGCATATTCTCCCGCTTCATTCGTAGTCGGAATAACCTTGTTGTAGTTGATATTCTCATACTTCTTTTCAAAAACTTTCTGCTCAACATGAGAGAGTTGAGAGATCAGAAAGTTAAGACCTGCATCCATTGTCATTTGTGGTTTAACTGCCATTGTTCACCCCTTATCTTAATTTCACAACTGCTGTTGCGCCAACTGTTGCTGTAGATTCCCATGTAGCATCAGGAATAAGAACAGCAGTGTCGTTTGTTCCATCGTTGTCAGCACTGTTTCCAAGTGCGCCGATTACTGTTCCGCCTGGTCCTGCTGCAAAACGCATATAAACTTTGTCTCCAGGAACACATCCGCTTTCACAAGTCACATAAACTTTTCCAAAGTCAAGGATATTCGCGCTCTCTTTTTTTTCATACTGTTCAGCACCATCTGACTCAGGACTACCTGAAAGTGTTCTAAGTGCGATACCTACGAACTCTTCTGTACTTGCAGTAACGATTTTTACACCATTGTCCGCCGAACCTCTCACAACTGCTGTTCCGTATGGAATTACAACATCAGCGATCTTTGTTGTCACATTGTGCAGCTCTTCATCGACTAGCTGCCCTTTAAAACCACGCTCTGTATAAAGCGCATAATCTGTCTGTACCGGCATTAGTTACCCCCTAAAATTGATTTGTGATAGTCTGCGATAACAGCATCACGAGTTACTGCTTTGTCATTCGTTTGACCTGCAGCAGAATAGCTATCGTTGATAGACTTTTTTGAAGACTTGATAAAATCAAATGAAGCATTGATATACTCAGGTGATTTTCCATCCTCAAAAGAGTCACCCATATACTTCTTAACAACTGCTGTTTTAATAGCAAGCGTATCAAGTGTTGTATCTACTGCGTCGTCACCCAAAAATGATGTAGCAAAAGCAACGGTATCAGCTCTATCCGCAACAAGTTTGTTTAAAGCGTCAGCACTCATTTGAGATTTTTTCAAAGTGTCAATCTGTGCATTTAGTGCATCAGTCGTCTTCTTCATCTCCTCTTTTGTCTCTCCTACTTTTCCCTCTGCCTCTTTAAGCTTCTTTTGCAATTCTGCAATTTTTGCTTTAATCGACTCCACCTCATTGTCGGCAGATTCTTTCTCTTTCATCGCTGCGTCATAAGTTGTCGCAACAATTTCCGGTACTTCGTAATCCTGCCCGTCAATCATGAGTTTTTTCATTGTATCCTCCGTCTGTTTTTTGGACTTCAAAATACTAACACGATTATCAAGACTCAATTTACACTCACCACCACAGCGTCCTTTATCGACTACTGCTACATGATTTATCTTTATATTTGTCTGTCTGAAATCATACTTTTGTCCGTTATATTCTCCACTCTCTTTTTTGATGTCGTTTGTGTAGCCTGCCGATAATTCAACAACGCCGTCTTTTACTTTTTCAATTAGGTCTTTATCTTTGATTGTTATCTTCGCCTTAATGTAATCAACACCATCTTTTTTAAAAACTTCAACATTGCTGACTGAGCCTTTTTGCAACTTGTCTATATTGTGTATAGATACTGGAGTGTTTGGATGCGTATCTGTTACCGTTGAGTTTACATAAGTGCTAAGGCTATCTTCACTTAAAACATCGTCAGGATGTCTTAGCACGCTGTACTTTTCAAACGGATCAAGTTCATCGCTCAACTCAAAACCGTAATACTTTTGAATCCCAGTTCTTGCTACAACACCATCTATAGTCAAAAAACCTGTCATTGGATCAATGTGTTTTTCTGCTTTAAAAGCACTGTCATTTATAACTTTACTCTTCATCGGTTATCCCCTCTATCATATTTATTGCAACACATCGACAATTGAAATCAGTACCTGGCCATATTGTCTTGCTTCCGCATTTCGCACCTTTTTTCCACTCGAATATCTCTCCATCAAGCTTATAATGAGAACATTTGCTATCAGGATATTTTCCCGCAGGGTTTCCCCTTACCCTCTCATCTCTGGCTGTCTGCCATTTGAATTTTTTAATACCTATCTTCTCGCTTCTCTTTTTTACAAGTGTTGCATTGATATTTTCTACTTCATTCCGAGCGATAAACTTTACACGGTTGTCAAGTTTTCCAAACACAGAGCTTATGTCTTTAGTTCCTTTGATACGCTTTGCAATAGTCTCATACCTATCTCCATTTGTGATACCGGTATAAATTTCATGCTCTATCTGCTTAAAAAACTCGTCCGGTATTGATTTGATTAGTGATGTTTGCTTATGTATAAGTGCCTTTACCGTTTCATCAAGATTTTCTCTCGCTAAAACCTGCTTCATATCTACACCAATAGCACTGTTGATGTTTGCTAAGAACTTGCTTTTTTGAACACTATCAAGCTTTTTTACTATCTTCTCAACCTCATAATTCATAAGCTTTACAATATCTGAGTATTTAACAACGAGCGCAGCGATGATGTATTTTATTGCATCGCTTGTGCTTTCTTCGTATGTGTCCTGATAAATATTTTTATCACACTCCAATACAGGTATAAGCTGCTCACGCACATCTTTTTTCATATCTCTTGCAAGCGATGCTATGAGTTTCTTATATTTTTTTTCTATTGTCCTGCTTGCCTTTTGAGGCAGCATAGTCTTTTGTTTAGATCTCTTCTTCATCATCTTCCAAAGTGTATAGCTCACGCAGTCCTGGTCTTATCTCATCATCTGTGAGTATTCCTGCATTTACATATGCGACATCTCTTTGAGCGTTAGATAGCTCTACTGCTGCCTTATCTTTGTCATTCATCTGCCACAGTGTATTCCACTTAAACTCAACTTCTTGTGTGCTGCCAAAAAGAGAAGCTGTGATAATTTCATCGAGTTTTTTTAGTTTTGGAGTGTATTTGCTTTCTTGAATAGATGATAGTTTGTCATAGTAGTTGCGAATGTCGCTCTCACCTGTTGCATTAAGACCTCCTGGCGAGATACCGAGCAATTTAGTAACAGGAACACCACTCGCGCCGGATACCTTTTGCAAAAACTTATCATCAATCTCTGCCAATCCTGCAAAGGTGTTACCTTTTTTAACGAAATCATCTTCGCTATCTAAAACTATTCCGTTTACAGTGCTTTTTAACTCGTGCGCCATCTGAATACGCTTAACTACTAGCTCATCTTGACCTTGTGCTACAAGACTATTTAGACCTTTTATCTTATAAACATCAATATTGCTCTCATAAAGTAGCCCATTGATTAATTGCGTAGAGGTTTGAGAGTTACTTATTGCGTCATAAAGTTTTTCATAAATTGAGTTTCCCCAATAATTATTTCGCTTTTTCTCTTCGATTGTAGGTTCAATCCCATCAAAGCGAATTACACGACTGTGGTGTACTGTCTGTCCGCCTATAGCAACTTGATAGAACTCTGGCTCTCCGTAGTTCTCTGCGAGAATGTCCATATTTGGTTGTTGAGCGATCAAGTTAT